GTGGGCGTAATTCGTTCCATCTGTCAGTGTAGGATTAGCTGCACCAGCTCGTGTTGGATCAATGACTGGTCTATCATCTGAAGTTGTCGGATTTTCATCGGTAAATCCATGAGCTAAATCATAAGCAAGCTTTTCTTTGCTAACTCCCATTTGCGATAAGTAACCATATGGATCTGTGTGGTTCCCCCAAACATAATTTGTCACCCACAAATGAGAAATGATTCCTTTTGTAAATAAAGAAGTTCCTTGATCAAGAGTCAATGGAATTCCATATTTTTTTGCACTATCTCTTGTATATTCAATATAAGCTCGATAGTTTTTTTCAAACAATGCTTTATCATATGTGCGCTGTAATTCAATCTGTACAGGCGCATAAGGATTAGCGTTACCAGCTCCCCACGAAACATATCCTTGCTCACCCACACGGTAAACAATCCCACCGTCACCAATAACATCTGTAGTATAAGGATTGCTTCCGTTATAATTATTTTTCATGTTGGCGGCTACGTTTCTTGCTGGTGCATCTATTCCAGTTTCGTGCAAAATAATTTTGTTAGGAATTGCTAATCTGGAGTCTCCTTGATTCGGCGCTAAATTATACTCGTCATTAATAGTATAAGCAAACGTATTAATGGGTAATAAAAAAAGAGCCGTTAACAGGCTCATCGCAGTAATAGTAATTTTCTTTTTCATTTGTTTCCTCCTTCTTCGCTTTCAGCCGAGAACATTTTGTAGGTTCGATTTGATACACCCAACACACTCCCTAAAAACGTGCCAAAACCAGTAATGATGACAACACAGATATCTGTGTACTGCCAATTGAGCGCTTTACCAACTAACCCCACGAAAGTAGCTAGTGCGGGAATAATTACCAGTGCGAACCATTTTAGTACTTCGAACGTTTTATTATTCATTTTCTTCTCTCCCTAAACAAAGTTTTGATTTGTTGCGTGTGTTCCACCAATTTTTCTGTATGTGTATCTAATCTTTCATCGTGTTTCTTTAGTTCTTCATGAATCATCAATCGATCTGATTTGCTCGATTCTAAATCTTTAGTCAGCAAATCTAAATTGTGGCTTACTTTTGAAAGAGTCTCAGTAATCTTCGAGAAAGATGCAGTAATTGGTTTTATTACTAATAAAATCAAAGAAACGATAGCGGTTATTGATCCTGCTATCGCTCCCCATTCCCCTAAATTAATCATGTGACAACTCCTTGAATCAAAATAAAAAGCACATCAATTAAGATGCGCTCTCTTCATTGTTAATAATTTTTTCTGCTTCTTCGTCTGTAATGCATAGTGGAACGAATTGTCGAACTTGGTCAGCAGTAAAACAATTCCAGTCAAACATCATCTTGATATCATCATAAGAATACATATTATTTTCCTCCGTCAAGTTGTTCTTTGATAGTAGCAATGTCTTTTGTGTTTTGAAGGGATGTCAGCATGGTTTTCGAATTAATTTGTGCTAGTCCTTCTGCTTTTGTAGTAAGCTCTTCATTTGCTTTTTTCAATGCAGCATTATCTACCTGTAAACCTATAGATAAATTTTCTAGTAGTTCTAATTTTTTTGAATAATCTTGTGTAACTGCTTCTTCCCACTTATTTTCAGTGAAGTTAAAGAATTGCGACTGTTGTCTTCTTCCGAAAGCTTCATCCGTCTCATCTTCCTTCTTCTCAAACAAAATAGGTGGAACTTCTACAAAAGGTAAACCAGTTGGGAAATTATCCTCTACTTCGTGTTCTTCGTAACCTAGTGGATATAATACTTTATAAATTGTTTTCATTTTACTCTTCCTCCAATTAGTAATCTGTTAAGCCGGCCAAGGATCTCGAGTGATCCACATACCTGAAATATATGAACTACCTGAACCTGATTTGGCTTGTATGATGCTACTTTGATCAATGAATGCACGTGCATCCGCTGGCTGACTTGCATTTCTAACTAGTGAAAGCGCGGTTTGCGCTGGATAGCCTTGATCGCGTTTATAACCGTCTGGGATTCTTAAAATCCAACGAGTTTCTGATCCTTCGGGCCATGTGCCACATTTAAAATTAAAAGTAAGAAATACGATGTTTCCGATTCTGATTATTTTTCCATTCACATCAGTTACGTTTGTTGTATCACTTCGATCAGCTAGTGTGATAGCTCGCTCGATCATACCTGCTTGCACAGGCAATCCATTGAATTGCAATCCGTCTTTAAAATTTTTCGTTCCTAAGACCGTTTCATTACCTGTGGCTTTTACTAAAACACCCTCCACACCATCAATTCCTTTGGCATGAGTTTTCAAATACTTAGGAACGCCCTTTTCTTTTAATTGCACAATATCAGCCATTAAACCGTCCCCACTTTCTCAAATGTAATATTGGCTAATCCATCGAGTTTAGCTTTGTCAGTTGCTGACATTAAACCTGCTGTCGTAGTTGTAGCATTACCTGGATTTTTCTGTGCTCCAGCTGCAATTCCATCCAACTTAGTTTTATCTGCGGACGACATCAACCCATTTGCTGTAGTTGTAGCTACAGCTGTAGTTGTGGCATTTATTCCAGGATCACCTTTATCTCCCTTTGGTAAAACAAAATTAAATCTAGCTGCAGATGATGTTCCTACATTCGTAACAGAAGCGGTTGAACCACTAGAAACGGTTCCTATGGTAATTGTTGCTGCTTGGCCAGGATCGCCTTTATCTCCCTTCACCGTTGTTGGTTTGCCTTCTATAGCATTCCAATGAGTTTGTGGATAAACCTGTACACCGCTTTGTTTTATTTTTACGATATCTGTCATTTTCTATACCTCCCCGATTTTTTCAAAAGTAAAATTTGGAATTCTTTCGTTTGTGTAATTTTCTGCTTGTTTTACAGCTTCTTGGAATTTTTGATCTACATATGACTGATTAACACCACCAGTCCCACTACCACCTGTAGAACTAATTGTTCCATCTTCTGCAATTGATATATTTGCACCTGCTTTTAATATTTTTAGAGATTCTAATTTTCCCTTTAATTCTTCAGAGAAATTGAAGTCTGTTTGCTTAGTTGCAGATAAAACACCTTCTTCAGTAACTTCTAAGAGTTCCCCAACTTTTATACCTCCTAATTGTTCAGGAGTAGCAATCGGCAAAATATATGTTCCACCTTCTCCATTTACGATCTTTTGAAACATTTCAGCAGTAAGAATACCATCGCTTGTCTCGCTTGCATAAGGTAGTTCAGTAATTGCATTCTCTAATCCTAAATCAGCTTTCGTTAAAATGACTGCACCATATTTACCATTAACCGAAAGAACTTTTGATTGTCCTGATATCATTTTTTCTAATCCTAAAACTGCAGAAACATGTGTAATTGGCATAAATTGACGTTTAACACCAGATTCATCAGTTTCCATCATTCTCTTTACTTTAACCATCAAATCACCCCAACTTTCTCAAGAGTGAATACATTTTGTTTTTCATCATCAATGGTGGCTATGACTAATGCTCCTTCGGATATATTACTTTCAATAGTTTCTACTTTTTCTACCTCATGATTCTTAGAAAATAAATCATCTTGTAAAACATCCACCATTTCAATTTCACCGTATTCGATAGTAAATAAACTTTCTCTCAATTTTTCGAATAAATAATCCATATCTGCAAGCAAACGATTAGAAATTGAATTGTGTCGTTTCCCTTGAATATCCACTCTCGCATCCATCAATTCCGCAAGCATCGTTCCTCCAGGATCAATTGTTTTTAAAATATCCTTGATTGATTCAAACCATGACAAGTAATCTGATTCTTGTCCTTCTCTCCAATCTTGGAAACTATTCTCCTGTTCTTCTCTCCAGCGATCAAATTCTTCTTTCCTTTCATTCATCCAGTCCGTAAAATCGCCTTTATTTTCATTAATAAAATCTGTCATATCAGCAATTAAATCTTCAATTGATTGCCAATAAGAACCCATTTCTCCTTCTGTTTTTGAAACAGCATTGATGACAAAATAAGAGAAATCTTGAGTTGTTCCAATCAAGTCTTCTCCTTTAAATATAATGAAATTGGCTGTTTGTCGATGCAAACACTGCATGGAATATTTATCAAAAATATATTTGATTTTCCCTTTTTTAGCATCCACAATTTTTGTTTCTAATTGGACTGGATATTTTCCGCCAACAACTGATTCAAAATATACCTTACATTCTGATAAATCATATGGAAGACCATTTTCGACAATTGTAGCTTCCATAACTTCAGTGTTTTTATTGCCTTGTCGAACTTGAATCATCCCCACGTAATTATAGGGTTCTGTTGTACTTAATATGACATTCCACTTTGCCATTAAATCACCTCCCTATTTTGGTGGTATGACAATGGAAGAAATTGCACTTGCACTATAATACTGTCGATCTAACTTTCCACAAATCATACCTAACTCTGTGTTTTGTTCATAAGTTTGCATACGACCATTAGCTAAGCCTCGGATAACGCCAGTATGTCCATAAGTTCCATCTGCAAACCATGAACCCACTTGTCCACCTCTTGCCCAATTAATAATTGCACCAACTACTAATTGATCATATCTAGGGTTTTGAATCACTTTCCAACCAACAGCAGACCAATCATAGGCAATACCAATATCAGATGCTGCAGAAGTATTTCCTATCACATGAGTTAAACCATATTTTGTTCCAGCACCCATGCCACAACCACCCAGATATCCTGAATATTCTGCAGACAAGCCATAACACTGACCATTGCCAATTCGTTGTCCAATCAAAGACTCTAAATGTTTTAGTCCTGCTTCTCCAGTAGCTCCTCCTGGTTTTAAATCTTTAAATTTGTTATACCAGTTAACTGCATAATCTTGACGTTCAGGATGTGTCGCTGCCGGACGTTCATAGTTTCGTTCAAAAGCATATGCTGCTTGTCTTGGATCAGTACAGGCCTTAAATCCATCAACCGTCGTAGGTTGTACTACGCCCATCCATTGTCCATTTGTAAATGTCCAAATAAGCAATCGAACTTGTGCATCTAAGCTCGTTATTGGTTCTTTAATACCTGCAGCATTAAATAAGTTTTGAACATAAACTTTTCCATCCCATGTTGCTGGACCAACAAGAGGATATGAAGAACCATCCCACTGAACTAATCCGTATGCTGGTCCACCTATTTGAACAGTATCAGGATCAAAAGTTCCTCCTGTTTCTTGTTGAATGTTCCCCAATATTCCACATGCAGATTGTTTCGTAAATCCGTTATTACACAAAATATCGTATATTCTCCAAGCTCTCTTTTCTGCATCTGTTTTTAATTCATCAGGATACCCACCAGGTGTTTCTCCTCCGCCAGATGGACCGCCATTTTGTCCTGGTATCACTTCTTTACCTCTAACAGTAAGTTTTCCCTGAATATCTAAATCACCGAAATAATATGCTTTTCCGTTTCCTAATAACACAAATCCTTTTTCTGCAGTTGGAGAAATTAAAATGTATTTTCCATCGCCATTTGTACGTATTACCAAAGAATTTTCCTCAAGAGGTGTAGGTGTTACAGCATTTGGAAATGGATTTCCTGCTGAATCTGTTGTTCCGATCGTTCCAATGGATTCTTTTCTATTCCAGAATTCCATACCTTTTTTGGTTAATTCCATGATTTTTTTATTGCTGTTTACAATTTGCAAAGCTCCTTTTACTAACTTGAGCTGATCACCAACAGCGTTAAATGAAGTTTCAAAAATATCTGCTCTAATACGTCCAGATTGGATATAATTGGCATTGAAGTTTCCATCAATCGTCCATGCCGTTTTGAAATTTGACTCATTGAATTTCCCATCAATAAAACCAATCCCTTCCGAATTAGCCACAAGAAAATGGTTAGAAGTATCAATACTATCCCCATTCATCCAAACCATCTGATATGGTTGACGACTTTCGCCTTTACCAGTATCCCAAGGATTCATCATGATAATTGATCCGCCCTTTGCTCCGCGGATGATATCCGACTGCCATTTAGAAACTTCGGTGGACTCATAAAAGGTCATCTTCTTTTCATCAAGGGTCTGTATGGCAGTTTGAGTATTTGAAGCTTGACGTGTTGATGAAGTATTTAAATTATCACCTAAACCAGTTTCGACTTTTCCTGTTAATCGATCAATCTTCACACTGAAAATTCTAGTCTCGTAATGATAGCCGCGGTCATCACGATGAATACGTATAATATTACCTAAACTATCTGCTCCGAAAATAGTTGCTTTAAATTGAACTAGCGGACGTGAACAGTTAACCAATTCTTGATAGGTAAGCTGAATTAGCTCAACAGGATCTTCGCAGTCTTCGAATATAATTACCTTCTCACGCTTACGACGTTTTCCGTTTTTAGTAGGAATACCATATTTTTCAGTCATCTCAGGGATTTCCAAATATATCTGGCCAGTAGGCTTGTTTAACGGATCCCCTTTTGATTTGGACCAGTATACTTGATCAAACTCAATACGACGACCATAACCATCTCCAACCTCTTCACCACGGCCACGTCCGATTAGAGAAGTATAGATGTTACTTCGATCTACTTCTTTTTCAATTGTCAAGGCTTTATCACCGTACTCATATCGCTCATTACTGTATTCGCCAATCTGCTTGTAAACTTCTATCCATTTATCTGTGATTCCTTCTCCACTTAGATTGCACCTAAAAACAATCTCGCATCCTAACGTTTGTAGATTTTTTAAGGCTTCACGGATACTACAGTAGTAAAAAGTCATAGAAACCGCTGGCAGAGTTGAATCTAAGTGGCCAACTCGCCACTCACCTAATGTAAAATCTATGACTCTCTGGATGGTTTTCTGAAAAAACTCGTTAGCCGGACGGATATCATTAATGATATAAGCATCCAATTCATCAGGCCCAAAATTAATCCCAGTGAATATCAACAATGAACCCGGATCAGCAATTCCGATAATTTTATACATAGAAAAAGACGACTCGCTTTCACGAACCGCCATATAAGCTGACTCTTTAATTTCGTTATCAAACTCCATGCTAACTGCTAACTTATCATTAATTAACTCATCTTTACTTGGTGTAATTTCCTTTTCTTGAACTACCGAGAAAAGTTTATCTTCCCCTACTATTTTTATAAGCTTTTGGTTTTCATCGAAAAAATAAACATCTTTATCCATTACAGCCACACTCCTCTATATCTTATTAGAGGAGTTCCATTATCACACTTAATTAGATCACCGGTTCTAACCATAAAGTTTTTAAAAGAACTCGTGAGATCAAGGATTCTCGTTTTATTCACTCCGTTTACAAAAACTTTGCCCTCAGCTATGTCCATCTCGATAAAGTCACCTTTTTTTATCATTGAATTAGTCACGCTTATATTTTGACGGCCATTTGTAATTTTTAAGCTCCCATCAACATCCGCTTCTAAACTAATTGAAATCGGAGTTGTATCATACGGAAGATATTCTGAGACTATACCGTTTGTTTCAAATATACGTGTATACTTTCTGGGATCAGAACAAATTATAGAAAAACTAGATATTACGCTATGGACATTGCCAGGAATATTATCGCAAGTCTGATACCTTCCGTAATAATACATATCCAACTCATCGTTAAAGTGTATTTCTACATCTTCATCCCTGTAAAGCAGCCTCATCAATTTATTGAAGCTTCGCTGGAATTCAACAGGATTCTTTTCTTCTAATTTAAAATGTATAGTTAAAATCCTCTCTGGGAGTCTTTGAGAACTAACACGAACACCCACGTTTACCTTTTCGCTCTCAATCTCTAAAGAAAGCATTTCTCTACCTTCAACATACAAAGTTTGATATCCTTCTATATAGTTTTCGATAAACTTTCCATCATAATTCAATGCAGATGTCGGTATCCATGTTTTCTGACTATCGTTTTTAACCGTGTCTCTGAATTTATACATTGGATTATGCCACTCCATCATATTTCCCTCACTTTCTAGAACAATAAATTAATATCCGCCTCTTTACCTTGAATGTTTGAAATATCCTCAACAAACGCTTCAAACACTTGATTTCCTAAGCGAATATTGAAAACTGCAGGACGTTTATTTTTGCCGTAGTTAACACTATGCTCTATTTGTGTTGTGAAATTTCTATTTGCATTTTTTAAATTCGCTGAAAGATCAATATCAGGTGTACGAGTAAAACTATCTGCAATCATATTAGCCATGTTTCCTACATTGCTTTGGACACTGGCAAAGCCATTAGTTAAACCTGCGTTTAGTCCATTCATGATTGCTTGCCCAGCTGGGATTAACAATTTTCTATCGTATTGGATAGGTCCTTTGTGTTCACGAATCCAATCACCAATACCTCCAACAAAATCTTGCACAGATTTCCATGCATTTTGTAACCCTTCTAGAAAACTATCCATGATAGCTTTTCCGGCTGCTAGTAAATCGATATTTTTCAAGTTATCAAACCAGCCAGTTACTCTATCAACCGTATCACTAACAGCATTTACTAAATTATCCCATGCCTCTTGAGCACCATTTACTAAATTGTTGAAAGTATCTATAGTACCTTGTTTTAGGTTTTCCCATCCCTGAATGATGTTATCCTTAGTTCCAATAACTAGATTAATAAACCAAGCTTTGAAAGAATTCCATAAACCTTTCGCTCCTTGAATCATATTATTAAACAGATCGATTGTCCCTTGTTTTAGGTTATTCCATCCCTGTTTAATACTATTTACAATATTGTTAGTTGTCTCTTTGATCCATGTAGTAAAAGAATTCCACACATCTTTGATGGTAGAAGTTAACACATTCCAGATATTTATCACAGTATCCTTTAAGGCTGTGTAATAACCAACAACTATATCTACAAACGTCGTGATAATGTTTTGAATATTTGTAGTTAATGTAGTCCACAGCATCGAAGCATCTTCTTTTAACTGATTAAAATTCCCTGTTATCAAATCAATCAAAAGCAGAATTGGACCCATTACAGCAGTTTTTATAATTTCCCATGCAGAGCCTGCGATTGATCCAATTTGAGACCATAGGTTCGTAAAGAAATCAATCATTGGCTGAAAAACATTTTTTATGGCAATAACATACGGTGCTAGAATGTTTACAATTCCTTCCCAAGCGGAACTGGCAGCTTCTTTGATGCCATCCCATATACTCGAAAAGAACTCTTTTGTTTCAGTCCATTTATTCTTGATCCAATCTGCCGCTTTCCCAGGGGCTTCTTGAATTGTAGTCCAAACATTGTCTGCGCCTTCTTTAATGGACTTCCATAAATTGTTAAACCATTCTCCTGTAGATTTCCATGCATTCTGAATCCATTCTACTGCCGAGCTTACAGCAGACTTGATTCCCTCCCATAAGCCAATCCAAAAGTTTCTAAAATCTTCACTCGTATTCCAAAGATAGATGAAACCTACAACAAGTAGTGCTACCGCAGCTATAACCAATCCGACTGGACTGGTAAGAAAACCTATGGCGGAACCTAATTTCTTGAACAAAGAGATTCCGTTACCTAATACACCTAACCCCACTTTCATGGTTTGAAACGCTTTAACCAGCATTCCTAATGCATACAATACTGGCCCAATTGCAATAGCGATTGCTCCTATGGCCACTACTAATTTTTGAGTTGATTCTGGAGCACTTACAAATTTCTCCACCAAACCAGAAATGGCATCTGCTACTTTTTTGATCGTTGGAGCTAGAATCTTTTGAATTACAATAGCTGCTGACTCAAAAGCTCCAAACATTTGCTCGATGGAAGAATTCATATTATCCTGCATGGTTCGAGCCATATTATCAGCTGCACCATCAGAATCTTTCAGCGATTTAGTTAATTTACCTAATGAGTCAGGTCCCTTATCAATCAAGGCCATCATCCCTGATAATGATTCTTGCCCATATAGTGTTACTAAAGCATTTTGTTGTTGTTCAGGCGTCAGGCCTTCAAAAGCTTTTTTAAGTAATTCTACTTGAGTTTTTAAAGGTTTCATTTTACCGTCAGCATCATAAAACGAAACACCTAAATTATCCATTGTATCTTGCATAGCCTTTGTTGGCCTTGCTAACCTAGACAATGCTCCTCGCAACGTTGTACCTGCTTGAGAACCCTTAATGCCTGCATCACTCATAATACCAATAGCTGCTGCAGTTTCTTCCAAAGAAATCCCCATTGAATTAGCTACAGGAGCAACATACTTCAATGCTTCTCCCATGTCTCCAACTTCCGCATTGGTGTCCGCAGCAGCACGAGCAAATACATCAGCGACATGTCCTGCTTGGCTTGCTTCTAAACCAAATCCTCTCAAAGCAGTAGCAGTATTTTCAGAAGCTAGAGCCACATCCCCTCCAGATACAGCTGCTAAGTCTAAAAGACCCGGCATTGCTTTCATGATTTCTTGTGCGCTAAATCCAGCAGAAGCTAAGTTTTCCATTCCAGCAGCTGATTCTTTTGCGCTAAAAGCAGTTTTTGCTCCTAGATCAATCGCTTGCTGTTTCATCTGTTCGAATGTGTCGCCAGTTGCTCCCGATATAGCTTTTACACGACTCATTTGTGCTTCAAAGTCACCACCAACTTTAGCAGCTGCTACGCCTACTCCTATAAGAGGTGTGGTAATATACTTTGTCATTGCGGCACCAGTACCTTGCATCACTTTACCAACAGCGGTTGTCATACTATTTGAATTCTTTTCAAAAGTTTTAACAGCATCTTGTGCATCTTTAAAAGTCTTTACAAATCCACTATCTGTGGCTTTTAATAAGGCTTCAACAGAAAATTGTTCCATGATTTTCCTCCTTTCCTCAAGAGTTAGCTTTAGTTAGTAAGCTTTGGAATTTTTTATCTTGTTTTGAAAGTTCGGAAACTCCCATGATCGAATCTTCGATTTTTTGATAATTGAAGAATTCTTCAAAGGATCGATATACAGGAACTGTCTTTTTGCCTACTTTTTTCTCCGCTTGGACTTGCTGATTTGCCCACGCTAATTCGTGAATCAACTTTTCTTTGTCAAGCCAAGATAACTGGGCTGCAGTCATACGAATGTTGTATTCATATAAAGTCATTCTTTCGATATCTGAGATATTGTTTATTCCCAAATATCGAAAAGAATTGATAAGAATTTGTTCGTATGCCAGTGCAGAATCTATTCCGCTTGTTGTTTTTCCGCTTCTTTCAATTTCTGATTCAGGTTTCGGACCGCTAACTTTCCCGCGTTCGACTCCGCCAATTCTTTTAGAACTTCATCAAACAATTTTTCGATGTCTTTAACTTCATCGATGTAATCATCCATTTCATCCAACGTAATAGTTTCTTCTTCTGTTCTATTTGCTATTTCCAGAACTCGTGATAACGTGTTAACGTTATAAGAACGTAGCTCTGGTAAGACTTTTGCGGAGAGCCCCATTCCAAATTCCATATTTCCATCGACGAAAGGCATCACTTTATCTAATTCACGTACAAATTTAGTGCCAAATTTAAACGAATATTCTTTACCTTTAATTTTTAATTTCAATGTTTTTCATCCTCCTAAAATAAAAAAGAGAGCATCTAAGCCCTCTTATGCTCCTGTCGAAGTTGCTTTCACGGTATCTTTGAATGCATATTGAACAACATCGGCTTGATCTTCTGTCAAGGTTGCATAACCATCTTGACCAACACCATTTACTGCAAATGATAAACTTAATTCAACGTTATCCTCTGCAGCAGCCGATGGAGTAAATTCAGACACATATGCTTGGTAATAAGTAGCTTTGTACTTATTTGCATTATCATCTGTTCCCTGTTCTGCTTTGTTGATTTCCCAAATTTCAATGATATCGCCATTTAATAAGGCTTGTTTCATTTCATCTACATGAGAATCTCCTTTAGCAACTATTGAAGTAGCCGAAAAATCATATTCAACCGGGCTTAAACTTTGAACGTTTCCGTCTTTTGTCACTGTAGAGTCTGAATCTCTTGATAATCCATTTTCATGTTCTGTTTGAAATGCCATTTTCCAAGCAGCTTCCCGAGTTTCTTTTTTCAATAAGCGATAAAGCAAAATGACATCAATACCTTTTAATGCTTCCATGTTCTTCCTCCTATCTAATTCTAAATTCAAGTGTGACAACCGCTCGTTTTAGGGGCGTATTGGTAGTTGTGTCGTCCATCACTTGAATTCCACTTGCTTGATAATTTAAAGCCCAATAATAGCCTTCTGTGGCTTCTATCAATCTAGCTTCATTAAAAAGAGCAGATGCCATGTCGGACACCTGCTTTCTTTTTTTCTGTAATCCCCAGACGGATAAAACTACAATCACAGTACCTTTAATATCAGTTTTATTCGCTTCGTGAATCGTTTGAGTGTTCTCAAATTCCACAAAAGGATAACCAACATTATCTAAAGGTTTGTAATCATATGTTTTGTATCCTAGTTTTTCTTGGGATATTTTAAAAAGTTCATCAAAAACCGACTGATCTCTTGTCTTAATCATCATTTCACCAAGGCTTTCATTTCAGCCATAAATTTGACTTTTTGATAATTAAAAGCTGGTCTAACATAAGGCTGGGCCGACATAAAGCGAGTTCCATATTCTACATAAGGAGCATAGTCTGCTGTCGGTCCTACAATACCAGTTAAACCAGCTTCTAAAAGATTCATGTTTATTGATCTTCGTAAGTAACCTGTATCCACTGGCGCACCTTTTTGCATTCGTTCAGTCATTTCAGCAGTATTACTTTTCACGACTTTTTGAACGTCATTAAGCGTTGCTGCTTTTTTCAGATGTCGCATCAGCTGATCGATTCCTTTATATTCAAGTCGTGCCTTCATCCACAATCACCTCTTGCACAATTATGCTATGTCTAAATGCAGGATTACGAACGGCCACATCCTGATAAGTTTTACCGTTGTATTCGATATAGTCGTATTTTGGCAAAGAAAAAAGAGGCATTGTCCGAATGACTTTTGCTCCTTCTTGAATACTTCCAAAAATCGTTACACTTCTATCTGTGCCTACGTCAGTAACGTTTGCAACCGTAATTATCTTCACTGGATCAGCGTCTATCCATTCGCCTTTATCTGCATCGTACTTCGGATCAGATGAAGGCTGAACGAGGGTGATTTCATCGTTATATCTCAATATAATCGAAACCTCCCTCGTTTGGACTCCAAGTCATTACGATTTTTCCAATCGTCAATCACGTCAGTATACTCATCAAAATCCGAATCTGGAAAAGCCATCGACAAACCTTCTTGAGAATATGACTGCATTCCTTCTTGGCCAATTCTATTAAACCGTTTCAGCGTAACTTCATACGAGATATAGTCAAACTCTTTAGGTACTTCTTCAACATTCAAAAGGCTTACTAAGCGTTCTTTCGTACGTCGTTCGATAACTTCGAGTTTGTCATCAATATTCCCTGACAGTAACGCTTTAACATCTTCAGCGATAATCATTTAATCACCTACTTTTTATCGTCCAATCGCTTTAAAAATGACTCATCTAAATTCTTAGTCACTTCATCAGCGCGTTTTACTGTTAATTCCACAACTGAGCCTTTTTCATAAAGCTCAGCTGTGTGAATATCACGAAAAGTCTTTTTGACTTCAAACTTAGCCATTTAATTTACCTCCTAACCAGCCGGAACTGGTTCAGTTAATTTCGCTTTCAAGATCGCTTTCTTGTTAACATCCGGAATGTATTTGCCATATTTTGCAGCGGCTTGCAATGCAGTACCAGCAAAATCTTCTGAATCCATTGTACGAACCACTTGAATACCCACACCAGCTACACCTACGTTATCAGCGACAAAGTAAACTTGCTCGCCTGTTTGGAATTTAGCATCAGGCAATTCAATTAATACAAACCCTTTGAATTTGTACAACGTTTGTTCATCAACATTCGCAGAAGAGTTTTTCTCCGTTTTTGCCAAATCTGAATCAATTAAGAAGTTTAGTACATCGGATGTAACATATGCTACGTGAGCGATATTAGAAGAAACCCCGTTGTTCACAAATTTCTTATGAGCATCTGCAAACAACTTAGCAATACCAGCTTCTGTTAACTTGCCAGTCAATGTTTCGCTTGCATTGTCAGAAATAGCTTTACCTAGCATTCCATCTACGTGTTGCGCCCAAGCTACACCATGCAACGCCAAGCGTTCTGCAACAACTTGCGCTGGTATATCATTTACAGTGAAATCATCGATCCCTTCGTTAATCGACAAAGGTGCCTCGTAAGGTACGTTTTTATCTACTGATTTCACTTCTTTACGTACTCCAAAACGACTCGTTGAACCAGTACCTGTACCAAATCCTACATTTGCATCTGTTGAGTACCCTTGAATTACTACATCCGTGTCAGAAATCTTTAACTCTAAGAATGTATCCTTTTGAGAGATGCCATCCTTAACCTGTAAAGTTCCTCCGAAAGCTCGTAAGAATGCTGCTTTCTTTTCGAACAAGTTTGGTAACATACCTGCATATTGTTTTGTATAATACTTAATCGTCATACATATTTCCTCTTTTCATTTAATATTTGTTTAACACTGCTTTGAACGGATCGGTTTCCGTTGCGCCTGGTGTTTTTTTGGGAGTTGACCCAGTGTTTCGTTTGATTTCCCACTGTTTTTGCTGATCCTGAGTGTAATTGATCAGAGCTTTGACATTCGCTAGCGTTCGGACATCGTCTTCTGAAACAACAATTGATAAAATATCTTTTCCAACAGTTAAACCAGCTTCTTTAAGAACCTCATCCGCTTGCTGTGTTGCTTCAGCAATTTTAATCTTTGCTTTTAGTTCAGCAATTTCAGCATCTTTTTCTTGTTGTGCTTTCGTTGCTTTCTCTTCATCTGAAAGATCTTTGACACCTTTCTTTCCGCCTTTTTCCAGCTCCTCAATACGGGCTAAGGCTTGTTCAAGTTGTGTCTTAGTTTCCTTCTCTGCTGCTGTCTTGCTTGCCAATCGTTTTTGTAGTTTTTCGACAACTTTTTCAGAATCCAGCTCTTTATCGTCCGTTTTGTCATCTCCTGCAGTAGATTTTTCTTCCTGTTTTGCTCCTGAATTTGTTCCTGTGTCATCTGTGCTGGTTCCTGTTTGGTCTGCTGGATCATCCGCAAAAAACTGTAAATTCATTGGCATTAAAAATGGTGTTTTCATAGTTAAATTCCTTTCTTTCTCGCATTTTACGCCGTGGGAGGCTTCTCGCATTTAATGTCTTGGGAGACTAATTCATATACGGAGCTGTACTACATCTGCAGAACGGGTGCATGTTAGGAGCATTGCTACCTGGTTGCATGTCATCCACGTCAAATACATGGCCATCAATCGTACCGCATATTTTGCACGCTGTAGGCTCTGCTATAAAAATGTATTTAGATATATCCGCATCTTTATAACTTTTCTCTTGAATACCAGTTTGTACTCTTGTTGTTTCTGTAACCATTAAGCGTTGAGTTTGGAATTTCGTATTCTCTCGACCCTCATCAGTTAAGAACTTAGATAGCTCAGGTGCTAGCTGTTTCGGATTTAACCCCATCGTGACACTACGCACGAGTAAACGATCTAACTCTGCTTTCAGCTCCACTTGATACATCCACAAGCGCTCACTGAATGTAACTCCACTGCTATTAAACGAACTGTTGATCACTTGTTCTACTAATTTAGCGAATCCATCCTTCGCAATTGTCATTCCAAGGATGCCCGCTTGTCTTTTTAACTCCGCCAGACCAGCAATGGTCAATTCATTTGAAAAATACTTGTCTAGCTCATCAAACAACGAAATCATTTCAAGTCCTATGTTCGCTTTCAATAGCTCAAGTCTATTAACTCGCATCGTGAGATTGTATAGTTTTAGCTCATGATTTGCTGTCGGCGAAAAATCTTTTTCTTTAACGTATTTTTTCGCTTTTCGAGCAAAGGCTTTAACATCTAACTCACTAGAACGCTTCATTGCTTCGCTACGAGTGATTTTTTGCCCATTAGAAAATCTATCCCACTGCGCATCTATCTCTTTTTGAATCGCATCCTGTGCATCCTGAATGCGTTTCTTAATCTCTGCCATTCGTTTTTTGTCATCTCGTATCTGTTGCCTTTGCCATTCTTTCTCTCGTTTTTTCCAATAATCAGTTGATTTCATTCAATCAATCCTTATCACTATCGAATACGCCTGCTTTTGCTGTCTCTTTTTTTATTTTTTCCAATTCCGTTTTAACATCTGGAACAATCGAAAGAACGCTAAGCGCTGTTTCCTCACTAGTCACTCCCATTAATTGTGCAGCAGTCTGAGCTTCACTTAAAACGTTTTTAGGTTCGTTACGAGTGAATGTGTACTCAATCCCTCTCCATGCTTTAGAAAGCGATTCAGGCACGTTAGTAGACAGGCTAAAGAATAACTGGTATCTCTTATTCAGCGCCGACTGGAATTTTCTTTGAAACGCCAAAGCAAGGTTACTCATCGCTTCCAACTTGTAAGCCAGCGCCGTCCCACTCGAAGTTCCAAAGCTGTCATCGCTAATGTTTGCAACCATCGATGTTTGAAATATTAATTTCGTTAATCGATCCAATAGGTTTTCTGTCTGAGCATCGCTGTCTGGTTTATCTAAAAATTTGACTTCAACAGTATCACCGCCTGCTCCAAAGTAATTAATAATTCGATTATCACGGATGTTCTCTAAGTCCTCAGTGTTTATTTCCGCACCTAGAAACGCTAAGTATTGATCGCTAAAATACTCAACATCATTTGATTTCTCAGAGATGCCTTTATTGAACGCATTAATCAACGTGACCACTGATTCAAATACACTCATTCGCTCTTCATTTAAGATGTATTCAATGACTTGTAACGCATTATAAGGATTTGGGTTCCCTTCACTTAAGGCGACATTTTCAACCTTACCAGACAATTCATGGATACTTTCTTTAGTATAAACATCTCCATAAATACTTCCCTCCTCATCAAAGCCATATCTGACTGCGAATAAAGGTTCTTGTTTGATTGAATCATCATATACAATGAACATGTCTTCAGGCGAGTTGTACACCACGCAAGTTTCAGCATATTCATTTTGATAAACTAGCTCATAGCAACGACCATAAATGCATGTCATTTTAGCAAGTTCGCTTTCTTCATCCTCCATGTCGTTTGCATTATCAAATTGTCTTAGTGCTTCAATAGCTTGCTCTTCGCTGTGAGCCTTTTTAATAGGGATTCCATTAAAATATCCGACAAACGTATCTACAATGAATTTCGCAAAATTCACTGAGATCCGATTGTCGGGTTTGTATTTATCTTTTGCTGGATAGTCAAAGATTTCCGCTTGTCCTTTATACATGTTCATTAAATATTTGTAACGCTCAACTTCTTGTTTGTGCTTTTCGATAAATTCCATAACTGTCTTTTGGTTAATTTCTTTGTCTCTAGGATAAGTGAATAACTTGATTGGCTTTACATCCAACTAAATCCCTCCTTTAAATGATTTTAGTTTCGCTTTAGGCTTATAATAATTGTAGATTGCATACCGCAAAGCATCTAACACATCATCAAACTCTTTGATAGGTTCACCCTTTTTCTTATCCCAAACGTACTGATAAATCTCGTCACGGAATTTCCGGACCTTATCTTTGCAGATAAATAATTTGTCTGTCTTAAACAACTTTGCTACAGATTCAACACCCGACAGCCTTGCTTTATCGGCGTTAATCGCTTTTATTCCTTCTCTTTGGAAACGAGCTACATGTTCCGGCCTTGCTGAGTCACAATAAAAAGGCGTTCGCAAGCCATATCGCTGCTGAATGCCCTTTGCTACGTCTACCCAATAATCAATCTCTTCAAATTGAGTAGCATATTCTTCGATTAAATAAGCCGTTCCGTCATCTGTTTCACCTATAACTACGATAGAGCCCCAATGCTCATATCCCCAGTCAACTCCACAATAAAAATTGCTTAAAGGTGGCAAGTCTTTTGACTGGATGTAGTGCTTGCTAGCATCAAAATCACGATAAACGACACCTTCAGCAGAAACCCATAGTCCTTTGATATCGCGATCATAAAACATCCCACTTGGGGTTGATTCTTTAATATTATTTCTATAGCGTTCAGATAAAAAAGTATTGTCATCCAATTCAAAGTGAAACGATTGAATACTTTTACTTGGATTGTCTATATACTCTTTTTTTAGCCAGTGTTCTGGGTTGTCAGGGTTTGTGTCAGCTAGGATTCTCGCTCCTGTTCCTGAACAACGTGAAATGATTTCAGCAAATACTTCTTGCCTAGCCAGAGAAGCTTCATTGATATAAGCACCATATGCCGTCATACCACGAATTGCACCAACACCACCGATGTTTCCTGTATAAGCTTGTACGACCTTAACGCCAAATAGCTTAAAGTTTCCATGTTTATCGAATTTAGGTTCTATGCTGTACATGTTGTATAGTTCCTGTAAGATGTTCTTTTGGATTGTTGCACTTGAAACTCCTGCTAGGATATACATTGGTTCCTTAATGTCTTCTTCATCGGCAATCTTTCGCACACGTCGCAATTCAAACAAGAACAAATCATTGTTTATTTTTGTTTTCCCAGAACGTTTTGCTCCATGTAATAAAGTAATGAACCAATCATTCTTAATGGTTTTATTTAACACGTCTATTTGCTTTGGGTTATAAATATCAACTAGTGCTATCTAATTCACCACCAATCTTTTCTAACAACTCATCAAGTTTTTCTTCGGTAGATTTTTCAGAATCACTGCGTAACAAATCAGCTTTTAGTTTCAGCATATCAATTTCAACTTCAAGCTTATTCGCTTGATTGTTGTATACTTTGTTTCTTGATTCCTCTGTAGCTAATGCATTAAGCTGTTTGATTGCCTTCGTTAATTGGTTGCTGATTCTAGTAAGCGCATCTTCAATAGACAAAATGTCATCTATTTTTCGATAAGTCTTTCTTGAGACCTGTACGTCTTGCATAACCTCACGCTTGATTTCTAGCTTTTTACCATTTTTTTCAATCGGATTTTTAATCTTTCTTAGCTGCTGCAATCGTTCGACTTCTTCATCATTTAGTCCAGCTTCAGCTTGTTGGATTCTCTTCATCATACGAAATTGTCTTATCTTAAGTAGACGTATTTCTTCAGACAAAACAAAAGAAGGATTATCATTCAGACTAGAATAGATGTCCTTCTCTTCATCACTTAGTGTCTCAAAAAATATGGTTTCATACTCGCCTGTTTTCAAAGCGTTTTTATTACCCACTGGCGGAGAAGCTCGGCTATTTCCTTTGTTACCTTTAGCATTTTGATTACCAATAGGAGCGCCACCTTGATTAGTAACGTTACTTTTGCCATTGGTAACGTTACTTTTCAATTCAGCGCTCCATTTGTCTTGCGATTTCCATTTTCTAACCTGAGAATCTGAAACATTTAATTCAGATGCAATTTCCTTTAACTGCTTTTCTCCGTTGGATTCTAACCAAATTCTTTTGGCTTCATCACGTCTTGGATCACGTTGTCTTGCCATTCAATACACACCACCTCGCAATCTTCTTAGGTTGAGTTTTGTTTTCTAATTTTCAATATCTTTTAGCATTAAATCAGCTTCAATTAATATCTTTAAATCGGAAACTTTGTCTAACTTGATTTGTCCTGATTGGAGATTTTTAAGCCATTTCTTGCATTCTAATCCCTCAAATTCTTGTTAATATTATTTTGAATGTTTGGTTCATCAAAGAAACCATGACCGCAATAAATAAGTTTGCATTTATCAATTTCATTTGGCGTAGCTTCTCTGGTCATTTCAACAATGGAGTATTTCTTTTTAATCTGGACTGATTGGACAACTCTAATTGGATCATCTGCGTTTGGTTGCGGGTATTTATTTGTTAGTGATATATACCAGTAGTTCCTCATTAGCCATTCTTCTCTTCAATAGCATTTAGATCATTGTAAATAGCCTTTGCTGTCTCTAATCCGACCCGCAGTCTTCGTTGAATGACTCCAACAGTTAGCTCCATATCAACTTCTTCATAGTCCTTCTTTAATCGCTTCATTTCCTCGAAATCTTTAGCGGTATATTGTTTCATATAATTATTCTCCTTTTAAATAAAATAAAAAGACCACTCAATGAAGTGATCTAATATGTAATAGCAACCTACACACAGGCGGTTATCCTGTTCCTCCCTAGGGCTCGCACCACACGAGTTCATACCTCCCTCGGTTGGCTAAAGTCACTGGAGTGGAATCGCACCACACACGAGAACTTACCAGGCTCTCACGAGGCTACTCGCCATTTACCGTTGCGTCTTCTACTTCCGCCACAGTGACAAATTTTCATTGTGAAAATAAATACTAAGTGTATAATTTTATTTATCAGCGAGTGGTCCGCTGAAATAAATTATAGGTGGTGATAACATGAGTAACGGGTTTGATGATTTAAGTAAAAAACTTAACAAAATGGCAAAAGCTGCCCAAGAAATGGACGGTGAACATAGCGTTCCAATGTCCGAGTTATTTACAAATGATTTTGTTTCAGCTAATACCAAATTCAGCTCCATTGAGGAATTCTTTGAGGTTAGCGGATTTGACTGCAGCTCTGAAGAATCGTTTGCCGCGATTCCTGATGATCAAATGGATGCATTCGTATCTGATAATACAAATTTTGATACTTGGTCTGATTTCATGAGTGCAGCTGCTATAAAATATACTGCTAAGAAACTTGGATTTTAAAATTAGCAATTTCATCTAAAGCTTCTTGTAACTGTTCGACTTGGTCACTAGCCTTGTTGAGCAGTTCTTTTAGTTCAGTCAAATCTAATTTGACAGTTGCTTTGATTTCTTTATCCATTCGTTTTTCCTCCAATACATAAATTAATAGACAGCAACGGATGATAGATAATAAGAACAATTTAGAAGGAGTTGAAATTCACATCCTTATTCTTAATATTTCCGCTGCTGTCTATCGAAGCTTAATTAAAACGATGAGGGAGATTGCCTCCCTTCGTTTATTTTGTCGAAGTCCTGTTTCCTAATCTTTCGACACTATCATAATATCACGTTAAAACACTCAAAAACCCTACACTATCCCTACAAAAACCCTACAAAATCAACGATACTGAACTAACACGCCTTTTTTATATGCTTCTGCAAATTCGATTAATGCGATGGATTTCAACTTCTCTACATTCTTCTCTCCGTATCCTCGTATCAATTGCCCTATTTCATAATTAGAGTGCTTATTTACGTCACAAAAGCTGTAGTAGAGTATCTGACGACTAATCAGACTAAGAGCCATCAAAGCCGCTAGAATCGCATCTCTCTCTGCTTCTATATCCATCATCTGAATGATCGCGTCCTCTGCCTTGTTGCCGTGCTTCGGTGCCTTCGGCATATCGGTTATGATAGGAGACTTAATATCTATCAAAGAGCGACCTGCCATCCGCTCCAAACGCCGAAAGTTCTTCAGCACATCTCTCGCATTACATCTTGTCTGTTTGAAATCTACCTCTCGTAACAATTGCATCAAGTCAAACCGCTCCTTTTATGTGATATAATAAACTTGTCGGATTTATTACATCAGTCGGAGCGATCCGGCTTTTTTATTTGTCATTGATTAGTTCAATATCCACCAATCTCACCACTGCTAAATTCTCTTTGCTTTTAGCTGTCCATTTATCACATTCCATCGTGTTTTCAATACGAATGATTGCTGAGTGATTATAGACGTGTTCTACATATCCACGAAATGGATAGATGAATCCTTCTGCTTCGCAGCGAACCATGTCACCGACTTTGAATTTTGGTTTCTTACGTGTTTTAGGATTCTTTGTCGGCATATCTAGCATTAAACCGCCGATGCCGTGGCCGCTGGAGTAAAATCCGTCTTTTAGTTTCATTCCGCTTCCTCCTCTTTAGCTGTCAATTACTTACTCGCAAGTCACTAAAATGGCTACTTCATCGATAAAGTTTCCGTCTTCGTCTTCCATTCCTTGCTGAATGCTAATGTCGGTAATCTGCTTAAAAAATTCGTTGTCATAGCCTTGTGCGTTTATCACTACTTCGACGTCTCCGAAAACCTCTTTGAGACTATTAATTTTATTTACTACTTCCGATGCGTCCATGACTACACCCCTTTCCAGTTAAAAATCTCTGTCGTTAATAGACTACTGTTCAAAGTATTCATCTTCACTCATCCTTCTGCCTCCTCTTTAGTTGTCATTAGTGGACTAAATACTACCTGTTTGAAAACCATAATGTGCAGTTTCAACGCCGTCATAATCACTTATTTCCCACTCAGCCCCATCGGGTATATCAACGACTTTAAGACTTGCATATGGTCCACTGGCCTCACTTCCTAGTTTTTCGACAACAGCAACGAGGTCCTTATCACCTCTGTTTGAATCACTTGAAAAACTGGAATCATCAGCAATTCCGTACAGTCGGTCAATTTCGCTATAAATTCCTGTAACTTTGTCGATTTTCGGGTCTTTTTTGAAATAGTAGATAAAATCCATCGAACCTAGCTTTTGGCCTGTGTATCTCGTGTATTCATCATCTGAGTCATAGCTAAAGTTATTGATGTATGGGAATACTTCAATATTTTTTCTTTTAAAAATTTCCATTTTTGCTTCATGGCTCAACCCAAAGCCACCAAAACATTTATTTAATACAATCTTCATTACTTTTCCTCCTTTGTTTCCTCCGTTAGCTGAATTTTTTCATAAACACAAGCCAATGTGTTTTGCTTCGTTTATTACCAAACAATGGCTGTTCTCCAATAGCCTCTAACACATCAGAAAGTGGTATCTGTTCCTCGTTCCACTTAAAAATTAATGTTCCTGAAGGTCGTAAAACTCGCATACACTCTGCAAAACCTTGCCTGATGTCTTCTGGCCAAAGTTCGTCTAATTTTCCATATTTTTTGGCAAGCCATGAGTTTTCGCCGACATGTCTTAAGTGTGGCGGGTCAAATACAACCATATCGAACACATCATCTTCAAAAGGCATATCGCGAAAGTCTGCGACCACATCTGGATCAACATTGATCACATGACCTGTTGATAATTCTTCATACTGCTGACGACAATCCATAAATGTTACGTCAGAATTGTTCTTATCAAACCAGAACAATCTACTACCGCAACATGCATCTAATATTTTTGGCAATTACTCTACCTCCAATAACTCTGGATTCTCGTAGACGTTACCTAAAACAGTGAGAAATCTTTCTGTATCCCGATAAATAATTAGCTTACTTATCTTCCGAACCATTCGACTCTCTTGTTGAGATAATTCGTCCATGTCACGATCACCTATAATTTGCAACATTATCTGACGACAGATTCTTTTTTCTTGTTTAGTCAAATTCATGCGATCGCTCCTTTGACTGGTTTTATGCGCTTGTCTGCTGTTTGAGAAAATACCATCGTAAATCCATCAGAGTTGACAAACATTCTTGATATTGTTCTCGTACCGTAAGCTTTTTTCAGTTCTTCACCAAGCAAGTTCGTTGTGATAATCGTTGCTAGGTTCTGTCGTGCATCCAAGAACGAATTTAGCGTGTTTATGCCAAACGCTCGACTATCTGATGCATCTTTTCCTAGTTCTGAACCGATATCATCAATGATGACTAAATCCGCTGTTTTGATATCTGCAATCAACGATCCCTCAATCGTTTTTCTGAGTTCAGGATTGTTGTACGAAAATTTGATTTGATCCAGCATTTCCTGTAACCCGATAAATAAGATTTTTTTATCGTAGTTTGATCGCTTCAAGACTTCCCAAGCCGCTGCCATCGCTAGGTGACTTTTACCTGTTCCTTGTTTTCCAGTTAAAACAAGGTGACTTGGATTTCCTAACAAGACTGAATTAACAAAGCGTTTGGTTACTTCAACCGCTTGTCTTGTTTCTTGATCGACAATTTGATAATTCTGCAATGTGCAATCAAACAACGCTTGATTAGGCACAACAGAACCACCTTTGAAAAAATTGATTGCTCTTGCTTTCAGGCTCTCGTTGTAAATTCGTTCTGTTTGTAAGTCTTCCTGAACTCGCAATGCTTTATACCCACATTGCATACAGGTTGGCTTACAACGTTCTGAGCCATCAGGGTTCTTCGTACGCCATCCATACAAAGGCTGTCCGCATTCAGGACATTCGCCACGTTGGACAAGCACTTTCTGTATCAGCTTTTCCATGATTTCCCCAACAGTTTCCATGCCTACGCCTCCTCTCAAATAGGCAACTCATCTGTGCTAAATTTCTCGTATTCAAGCGTTTTAGTTTGTTTTGTTTTATAATCACGATTTGCTTGCGCTGCCATTGTGTCGTATTTTTCTCGCAATTTTTTAGCAGATAAAATATTCGATGCCCAAAACACATTGTGCTGACTCCATTCAATCATTCCCCGTACCTGGTTTTCGGTCCGCTTGTCGATCTCGATCATTTTCCGAATGTCATCTGCCCAACTTTGCAGATTCGGCTTTTTGATTTCCTGATTCTGACAAATCTGTTTGAATAACTCCTCCGCGAGAATGTAGTAAACTGAGTCGGTGTCGTAAACACGCTTTTTGCGTGGTTGCGACGATGATGTTTTATTATTCTTTTCATTCTTATAATTCTTTTCATTCTTGTTTGTGTGCACTTGTTGTTCACTTGTTGTGCGTTTGATGTTCATTTGTTGTTCACTGCTTTGGTACAAAGACCAGTTTTTTATTGATATAACGCTGTATTTCGTAGTTGATTTGATGTTCAACATTCCGTTTTTTTCAAATTGTTTTAGCCATCTCCATACAGAACCGCTGTTCACTTGATGTTCACGTTTCACGCCTTCGTTCATCTCAGATGTGATAGCATCGCGCCCTGTGACGAATTCTCCGCTGTTCACTTGTATCTCTTTTCCATTAAAAAGTATCTTGCGATTCTCATGACTCGCTTTCATCAAACACAAGTTCCATAATTTATACATATAAGGATTGGTCCAAACGAATGAATTCATCACTTTTCGATGTAATTTGACATATCCTGTGTTCATTCGTATTTCTCCTCTAGAAAAGCAAGGGAGAAAGCTCCCTCATTATTTGTTTAACGGCGGATTAGATGCATCAAATAATCCAGTTTGTACATCTTCATTTTCTTCAGATATAACCTCTGCTTCTTTTCTTTCAGGAATATCTTCTTCAACTTCTGTTTCAGCAATAATGCTGCCGTCTTCTTGAACCCTTTGGACTCTCTCATCCGATGTGGTGGCTTCTTGCATTTCGATGGACAAGATTCCCCATTTAGAAAGAAGATTTCTCAAAACAGTTTTTCGTGCCATTGCATTGTAATCAGATGCCCACACACCACTTAACTTTGTCTTATCGCGATCTTTATTGTTAGCAATCCGATGAGCTTCGATTTCTTGTTTGGTCCAATAGACAGTTTTTTTGAATCCATTCAGTAACTCGAAATAGCCAACATATCCAATGACTTCATCAGACGTTCTACCATTTGGATCAAACTCAAACTCTTCTGTCAGTCGGTTCCAGCTTTTTAGTTCTCCTTCGTAAACTTCGATCACATTTAATGCTTTGTATTTACCTGATCGTTGGGCTAATTGGATATATCCTTTATAGCCAAGCATGAATTGAGCTTTCTTTTCCCATTTTCCTGTTTGCTTGTTTTTACTATTGAATGGAACTAAATATGCATAACCTAAATTCTTATCTAGCCCAAGATTTAATGTTGCAGCAGTTAACGCACCACTCATGATAGACATCGGTTCACTATCTGCAAGATAACTGTCATTAGATACAAGAGTCATAACATTCGACATAAAAGCATTAGCATTGTCATGAAGCACCTCTTCGAACTTCTTTCTCATTGTTGGTGTATTCATCAAAGCTTTAAGTCCTAATTGACCTGGTGCAACTTGTTTCTGTGGCTTTGCTGCCAATTGATTTTTTAACGATTCATTTGTTGCCATATTATTTGATCTCCCTTTCGGTTAGCCTTCTTGATTCAGTAACGTTATAAATCTCTTCATCATTTGCGACATCTGGATATTTCTCTGCTAGTTTCTTCGAGTTCATACGTCTCGTACGGACAAATTTCCAACTGATGATGTTTTTTTGAGTGATACCGATACTGGCTTCACGTTTACCTAGCTCGCTGATAATCTCGTTGTCTACTTGACGGATAGCTGATTCAATTTCTTTCTTAGTCCGTTTGAGTTCGTTTTTCTGTTCAACTAGTTCATCGAAATGAATTGGTAACGTCGTTTGAACGTCTTCAACATCTGCATACTTCTCTTTCAAGAAATCAGCTGTCGCTTGACTACCATCAATAATTGGCTCGATACCTCCAAGAACGTTTGTTTCCCAAAACTCTACTAATTGTTCAGTGATTGTATCGATCAGCTCTTGATCTCGTTCAATCCGCTTCCAGATAAATTTTTGACCACCGATTAAGACAGCGATGTAACAATAGTCTTTGTTTAGAACGTTCATGTAATGTTGAACTTGACAGAGATAGCTAAGCGGTACCTCTTCGCCTTCCCATTCTTTACCGAGAAATTGATTGGCTGTTTTGCATTCCAGAATGGCATTTTCTCCCACTACTTCCCGATCAATATTTGCTCTTAAAAATGGATGTAATGGATGTTCAAATACTTGGTTTCTTCTGCGTACTTTTTTGCCTGTACGTTCCTGAAACTCTTTAGCAACCACTTCTTCTAAAACATTACCCCAATAAGCGGGCTCACTTCCTGATTCTTCAAGTACTACTTGTCCTGTTTTTTCTAGCCATAGTTGATAAGGAGATTTCCATTTATTCAATCCTAAAATTGTTCCAACATCCGAACCTCCGATGCCTTTCTTACGGTCTTCAAGCCATTCTTGATGGCTCATTTCTAAGGTAGATTTACTCATCTTCATCCTCCTCATCAATTGGTGCTTCATATGGTGGTTTAGCATAATCAGGATCAGTTAAATAGTTGTCAAGATTTGCTAACTCGTTCATGTTTAACCTCTTTTCTGCTTGCTAACACGCAAAGCACAAGCATGGTAATTGCGAATAACAAGCCAAAGATTACATAACTTTTCGCTACAATCACTAACGTGAAAAATAAAATAATGAGTAGATCAATTGTTTTTTCATTCATCATTGAAATTCCCCCTTGAGAATACGAGTCATCACATCAGCTAAATCTTCCTTGTTATTAATAACAAAAGTATGATTTGAAGGTTGATTTTCTTCTTCATTTTTCGCTTGTTCGTAAGCATCCACAGCAATTCTACGCATAATATGTGCTGAC